CCTATGACCCACTGCCCTCTCAGAAATCCTTTCACGAACTGACAGCGCGTTTTAAGGGATTCTCGGGGCCGATCGGGAGCGGCAAGAGCCAGGCGCTTTGCCAGGAAGCGATCCGGCTGAGTTACTTGAATCCGAGGCGGATGGGACTGCTAGGGGCGCCGACCTACCAGATGTTACGAGACGCGACGCAATCGACGCTGTTCGAGATACTAGACGGCAACCGAATTCCGTACGAGCACAACAAAGCGGAGAACACGCTGCGGATGAGGGACACGGGATCGCGGATCGTGTTCCGGCCGGTGGATGAGTTCGAACGGCTGCGCGGGACGAACCTGGCGTGGTACGGGCTGGATGAACTGACCTACACACCGGAGGCGGCGTGGCTGCGGCTGGAGGGCAGGTTGCGGGACCCGAAGGCGCAGCGGCTGTGCGGCTTCGCGGTGTGGACGCCGAAAGGTTACGACTGGGTGTACCGGAAATTCGTGGAGGAGCCCAGCAAGGGGTACCAGGTCGTGGTGGCGCAACCCTACGAAAACCGGTACCTGCTGGCGAGGGTGCCCGATTTCTACGACCGGCTGCAGGAAAGCTACGACGAGCGGTTCTTCCGGCAGGAAGTGCTGGGCACATACCTGAGCCTGAGCGGAAGCACGGTCTACAGCTCGTTTACGCGGCCTGAAAACGTGAAAGACATGGGTCCCGACCAGAGGCTGCCGCTGCTGTGGGCTCTGGACTTCAACGTGGACCCGATGAGCTCGCTGGTGGCGCAAATCGTCGGTGGCAAGGTGCTGGTGCTGGATGAAATCGTGGTGCGGAACGGGACGACGATGGAAGCCTGCGAAGAATTCCTGAAGCGGTATCCGGAGCATTGGGCGGGCGTTCACATATATGGAGACGCGTCGGGAAACCAGCGGCAAACGACGGGGGCGTCGGACTACGAAATGATCCGCGAGTACTTTCAGGCGCACTCAGGAATGACGCTGCAGTACCACGTTCCGAGGGCGAACCCGAGCGTGCGGGAGCGGATCAACTTGACGAATGCGAAGCTGCGATCGGCGACGGGAGAAGTCGGGCTGCTGGTGGACCCGAAGTGCAAGGAGCTGATCAAAGATCTGGAGCAGGTGACTTACAAGGCGGATTCGAATGCGATCGACAAAGAACGGGACCGAATGAGGACACACTTATCGGACGCGTTGGGATACCTGTTGTGGCAGGAATGCAGAACGCTTCCCAAAATCGGGGAGCGGCAGGAGCGGTTGTTCTAATCATGCAGACAATCAACCGGGAGCATCCGGAATACATCGCGCGGAAGGCGACGTGGAGACGCTACAAGGACCTGTACCTGGGCGGCGAACAGTTGCGGGCGCGCGCCGCGGAGTACCTGCTGCGGCGGCATAAAGAGCCGGGCGAGGTTTACCAGGAGAGGCTGAACCGGGTGTTTTATCAGAACTACATCGGCTCGATCGTGGACTGGTACGCGGCGACGCTGATGCATCGCGAGCCGGCGCTGATGCTGGAAGGAACCGACGCCGGTGCGAAGAGCTTCTACAGCCTGCTGGCGAACGATTGCGACCTGAAGGGCACCAGCCTGAGCGAGTTTTTCCGCAAACGATTCGTGGAAGCGCTGGTATGCGGCTCGAGCTACCTGGTGGTGGACTTTCCACGCACGACGGGGCCGGCGCTGACGCGGGCGGAAGAAGACGCCGCGGGGACATCGCGGGCATACCTAGTGGACTACGGCGCGGACGAAGTCATCAACTGGAATTACGACCCGAACGGGGGGATGGACTGGGCGGTGATCCGGACGTCGTGTCTACAGCAATCCAAAGTGACGGACGCAAAGTGGGAAGAGGAGACGCGCTGGATCTACTACGACCGGGAGAGTTTTCAAGTTTACCGGAAGGCGGGCGAGGGGAAACCGATCGAGAAAATCGACGAGGGGCTGCATGCGCTGGCTTCGCTGGGCCGGGTGCCGCTATTCCGGATGCGGGTGACGGAGGGGCTGTGGCTGATGAACCGAGCCGCGCTGCTGCAACTGGAACATTTCAACAAGTCGAATGCGCTGGGGTGGGCGCTGACGATGGGGCTGTTCGCGATGCCGGTAGTCTACTCGGAACGGGAGTGGAACCAGATTGTGGGCGAATCCTACTACATCCAACTCGGGCCGGAGGACAAGTTTGGGTGGACGGAGCCGGAAGGGAAGGTTTACCAGATCGCGGCGGACAACCTGGTGCAAATGAAGGATGAGATCTACCGGGTGTGCTACCTGAACAACCAGGCCATGGGTGGGGCATCGAGCTCGGCCAACCAGTCGGCGCTGGGCAAACAACTGGACTTCGCGACCACCGCCGAAGTGCTCGGCGCGTATGGAACAACGGTGCGGGAGAGCATGAAGCAGGTGCTGTGGGCGATTGCGGAGGCGCGGCAGGACGAAGTCGCGATCGACGTTGCGGGAATGGACGAATTCGACATCAACGATTTCAGCACGGAGTTGGACGATGCGCAAAAGCTGCTGAACCTGGGTATCCACTCGCCCACGCTGACCAAGCAGATCTACAAGCGGCTGGCGAACCAATACCTGGCGGACGCGCGGCAGGAAGTGAAAAGCCAGGTCGCGGAAGAGATCGAAGAGGCGGCGGAATAGGATGGCGGAAGACGCTGGCGGTCTTCTTGGGCCGGGCGAGGATGGCGGCCCAAGAGCAATTGGCGAGGGAGTTCGCGGAGAGGGGTGTATGGAAGGAATCGACGTTCAAGCGGTCGTGCGGCAGGCGATCCAGGAATATGTAAACAACGAACAGGCCAAGGCCGAGCCGGCGCACAAGGCGGAGTTGCAGGAAGAGCGACGGCGGCGGGAACAACTGGAGCGCCGCGTCAACGAGCTGGTGGAGGAGAACAAGCGCAGCCGTTTGGTGGCGGAGGAGGCGGAGCGCGCGTCGGCGGTGCGGGCGGAACTGCAGCGCCTGGGAGTGGCGAAGGTGGAGCTGGCCTTCAAGGCGGTGCAGGACGAGATCGTGCGGAGCGAGGACGGGCGGCTGGTGGCGCGGGGCGAGAGCGGCGAGATGCCGGTTCGCGAGTATCTGGCGGCGTTCGTGAAAGAGAATCCGGAGTTTCTGCCGGCGCGCATTCCCGGGGGAAGCGGAATGGCAGGGATGCTGAAGAGCCCGGCGGGCGGAGGCGAGGCGGTAACGATCGACCGAATCCGGCCGGGCATGAGCGCGGAAGACATGCGGCGGGTACGAGAAGAAATCGTGCGCGTGGCGTCGCAGACCTTAAAGGGTCTGTAGTGATAACCCGGCCAGCAAGGCCGGCAAGTACAAACCAAGGAGAAAGAATGGGAGCAATTACAACAACTAACGTCGCAAGCGCGATTGTGAAGCTGGTGGCGGCGGACGCTTTGCCGGTGCTGGTAGGGAACCTGGTGATGGGCAACCTGGTGAATCGCGATTACGAACCAGTGCTGGCAAATGCCGGCGATACGGTGAACGTGCTGCTACCGCCTACGCTGGTAGCCAACAACATCGCGGATGGCGGCACAGTGACGCCGCAGAATCCGAGCCTGACCAACGCGTCGATCGTGCTGAACACGCACGCGGAAGCGACTTTCCAGATTCCGGACGTGACCAAGGTGCTGGCGGTACCCGATCTGCTGAAAATCTACATGCAGCCGGCGGTGGCGGCGATCGCGCAGAGCATCGAAACCAGCCTGCTGAGCCTGTATCCGGGTTTCTCGACGGCGGTGGGGACGGCGGGCACGGCGTTGACTGAAGCCACGGTAGACGCGGCGGAAACAGCTTTGTTCCTGGCCAAGGTACCGCCCAGCGAGCAGAAATATATCGTGGTGGACTCGGCGGCTTACTCGGCATGGCGGCAGATTCCGCTGTTCGAGGAATTCCAGACGGCGGGCGCGGCCGGCCTGGCGGCATTGATTGACGGGACGATCGGCAAGTACAAAGACTTCTACATCTTCCGCTCGCAATTCGTGCAGAAGACGGGGAGCAGCCCGGTGAACACGCACAACCTGGCGTTCACGCGGGATGCGATCGGCCTGGTGGTTCGGCGGCTGCCGCAGCCTCTTCCGGGAACGGGAGCGATTGCGGAGTACGCCGAGCTGGGCAACTTCGGCATGCGGGTAGTGATGAGCTACCAGCCGAATACGCTGGCGCAGCAGTTCACGGTGGACGTGCTGTACGGATGCGCCGTACTGCGCAACGCATGCGGCGTGCAGGTAAACACCTAACGAGGCGGAGCCGCGAAGCGGGCCGGCGGCCAGGTAACAGGGCGGCCGGCTCGCGATGAGATGCGAGGAGAGCGGGATGGATCTGAGACTGTATTACCAGAAGATACGGGACACGCAAGCCAAGATCGCCGACCCATTTCCAGTGATAGAGAGCTGCGAAACGCCGGACGGAGGATTCGCTGGCAGGCTGACCGAAGTGACGCCAGCGATTGCGGCGAAGCTGATTGTGGAGGGGTCGGCGCGGCTGGCGAAGGAATCGGACGCGGCGGCGTTTCGCGAGGCGCGGGCTAAAGCCAAGCAGGCGGCGGACGAAGCCCTGGCGGCGGCCAAGGTGCAGATGACGTTCCTGCCGATGGCGGAATTGAACAGAATCCAGGACGCGGGGAAGCGCGCCAAGAACCAGGCATAAGGGCATGGCACTATTCACGGACGGACCTCCTTCGACCACCGAGCAGCTAGCGGGGCTGGACTCGCAGTTGCTGAGTGTGGCCAGCACCGAGGGGATCGATGTGACGCGCAAGCTGGAGCTGGCCCACGAAGAAATCGGTCTGGACCTCGAGGCGCTGCTGAAGAGGATGAGCCCGGCGGATCACCCGATGTGGGCGGTGGTGAAGCCGAGCCTGGAAAACACGGTTGTGACAACGGCACTCAAGCTGTGGTTCGCGTACAGAACGCTGGAGTTGGTATACAGCGACGCTTACAACAGCCAACTGAACGACCGGTACATGGGCAAGCGCGACCAATTCCAGCAGATGGCTGTCGAGTATCGCGAGCGGTTGATGGAGGCTGGCGCCGGGATGGCGTCGATACCGGTGCCGCGAGCGATGACGCCGGTGCTGGCGGCGGCGCCGGGGAGTTTGCCGGACAACATCTATTATGCGACCGCAGCCTGGGTGAACCGGGTGAACGAAGAAGGGGCGAGCGCGATTCCATCGGCGATTACGACAGCGTCCAGCTCGTTTTCGGCGACGCTCGGGCCGGCGCCAACTAATGCCACCGGGTGGAACGTGTATGTTGGCATGGATCCGGGCAGCATGACGATGCAGAACGGCTCGCCGCTGGCGGTGGGGGCGGCCTGGGTGCAGCCGGTGTGGATCAGCGCGACGGGGCGCAAGCCGGGGAGTGGACAACTTCCGAACTGTGTGCAGGCACTGGCGCGGATTGTACAGAGGGGCTGATGCCGACAACGATAGGAAACGCGGTAACGGCCAAGACCGTGCAGTTACTGACTGGACCGAGCGGCGTGAATCTCACCCTGGAGGCCCTGGCGCTGAGTGGTGAGACAGCGGTGGCGGCGCTGGGGACGAAGCAGATTCTGGCCGAGAACGTGGCGCTCGAACTGGTGGAGCGGGCGACTGCGGTGACCTACCCGGCGATGAACGTATACTGCGAGAAAATCGTGAACCAACTGGTGGAGAAATTCCGGACGTTTTCGGGGATCTCCCAGATGGCGATTGAAGTACGGCACTCGCAGGACCGTTTAGAAGGGTTGCAGGATACGGTTGAGCTATACACAAGCGCCGTGACGCAGACACTGGACGCCAGCCGCGGCGACTGGGGCGGCGGGATGTACTATGCGGGCGGGTACCAAGTTACGTTCGGAGCCGTCAAGAGCGGAGGAGTCAACTTCGTGCAGACGGCCAAGGTGACATTCGAGATTGGAGTGAGCATTAACTAAGATGGCTTCTTACATTTCTTCAAACGCAAACCGCTTCTACGCGGCGCTGGAAAGCGCGTATGGCAGCGTGGCGGCAATCGCGGCAAGCAACCGGATACCGGCGCTCAAGCTGACTGTGCAGCAGCAACTCGAGGTCACGACGCGGAAAGACAAGACGGGAAGCCGGACGTTTCCCGGCCTGCCGGCGGGCGGCCGACGGCGCACGAGCTTTGAATTGCAGACGTACATGACGAGCTGGCAGGGCGCGGCGGGGGGCCCGGCATACGGGCCGTTGTTTCAGGCGGCACTGGGTGCGGCGCCGCTACTCTTCAATGGCGGGATGGTGGCATCGTGCTCGAACACGACGCTGGCTTTTGCGGCGCCCCACGGACTGAACGTAAGCCAGGCAGTCTCCAGCGGTGGCGAGATACGGTTTGTGACGGTGATTGTGGACGCCAACACGGTCGAGATCAACGCGCCGTTCACCGCGCCGCCGGCGAGTGGGACCATAATCGGAGCGGCGGTGACTTACCAGCCGGCGACCGAGCTGCCGAGCGCGAGCGTGTTCGATTACTGGGATCCGGCAAGCGCGGTGCAACGAATCCTGAGCGGCGCCGCGGTGGATCAGATGGAGATCCAAATCGACGGCGATTTTCACGAATTCCATTTCAGCGGCGTAGCGCAGGACGTACTGGACAGCGCAAGCTTCACGGCGGGGCAGGGCAATTTGACGAGTTATCCGGCGGAGCCGGGGATCGGCGCATTCGACTATTCGATCGTGCCCGGCAACCTCGGCGAGGCGTGGCTGGGCACCACACCAGCGCAATTCTTCACGGTGACGGAAGCGTCGGTGGTGCTGAAGAACGGGTTGGACACGCGATCGCGGGAATTCGGTTTCAGCCTTCCGCAAGCGATCTCACCGGGACAAAGAACCGTGCAGGCGTCGATCGGACTTTACAGCCAGACCGACAGCGCAACACCGGCGCTGTACCAGGCAGCGCGGCAGCGGACGCCGATCAGTGTGATGTTCCAGCTCGGCCAGACGCAGGGCCAGGTGATGGGCGTGTATTTGCAGAGCGTGATTCCCGAG